CAAAGAATCACGTTTGCTGGCTATCCAGCGAATGTTTGGCAGGTTCCTGCATACAACAAACATGCTAATCTTTGGATCGCCAAAGTAGCGGGTATCGTTAAAACAAAAGACGAGGCTCAAGCATTAGTTGATGCAGAGGTTCAAGCAGCACAAGCTGCATGGGATGCTCAGACGGATGAAGAAAAAGCTGATGAGTCGAACCCAAGACCTGCTGACATAATATTAGAGGAATAAAATTAAATGGCAACGTATTTAGGTACACACGGTAGTAAGATACAGAACTATACCACGAATCCTGATAACCCGAACGAGGGAGAGGTGTGGTATAATGCGACTGATAATGTATTAAAGTTTCAACATGCAGCCGTAACAGGTGGTTGGACTACTGGTGGAAATTTAAATAACGCAAGATATAATATAGGAGGAACAGCCTCAGCTAACACAGCTGCGTTAGCTTTTGGCGGGTTATATCCTCCAGGAGATAATTATGCAGATTATACAGAATTATATGATGGAAGCAGCTGGACTGAAGTTAATGATTTAACTACTGCTAGAGAACTTGGAGGATCTATAGGAACATCAACATCTGCGTTATATGCAGGTGGAAATCTTGGTGGAGGAGCTGGAACAAAACAAGATATAGTAGAATCTTGGAATGGAACTAACTGGACAGAAACTGGAGATTTAAATACAGCAAGAAGAAGTTTAGCAGGTGCAGGAGCTGATAATACTTCAGGACTAGTTTTTGGTGGAGATAATATATCACCTCCAAGACCCATGGATCAAACAGAAGAATGGAATGGGAGTAGTTGGAGTGAAAAAAATGATTTAAATACTGGTAGACAAAATTTAGGAGGAGCTGGAACTGCGACTGCAGCATTAGCTTTTGCTGGTTATGATTTTAATCCTAATCGTGCAACAGAAACAGAATTATGGAATGGCACAAATTGGACAGAAGTAAATGATGTAAGTGTAGCTAGAAATGGTTTAGCGGGTGCAGGAACTTCAACATCAGCTTTAGCTTTTGGAGGTGCAGCTCCTGCCAACACTGGTTCAACAGAACAATGGAATGGAACTAACTGGGTTACGAAAACTCAATTAACTACTTTTAGAAGTAATTTAGCAGGAGGAGGTACTACTTCATCTGCAATAGGTTTTGGTGGATATACTACGACTAATGTAGCAACAACAGAAGAGTGGGCTGTAAACGTACCGATTGGTTCTTGGGCTACAGGTAACAATATGAATGATGCAAGATTTAATCTAGGAGGAGCTGGAACTGCAACTGCAGCTTTGGCAGCTGGAGGTCTTACTCCAGGTTCTAGCAGAGTAAAAGCAGAAACCTGGAATGGAACAAATTGGACTGAAGTTAATAACATGAATAATGGAAAATATGGTGGTGACGCTTCAGGCACTACAACTGCAGGACTAGCCTTTGGTGGAGAACCCCCTGGAGGTGGAGGTGGATCTAGAGATCATACAGAAACTTTTAATGGAACTAATTGGACTGAAGTTAATGATTTAAATATAGGTAGAGAAGCGATTCGTGGTGCAGGAACACAACCTTCAACACTAGCAGCTGGAGGAAGTCCAAATCCTGCAGATACAGAATCTTGGAATGGCACGAATTGGACTGAGGTTAACGATATGAATACTGGTAGAAGTTCTGGAGCAATGGCAGGAGCAAGTAATACTGCATCTTTATATTTTGGAGGATCACCTGGCACTGCAACAGAATCATGGAATGGTTCAAATTGGACAGAAGTTAATGACTTAAATAATGGAAGAAGCTCTTTGGCAGGGGCAGGAAATTATACGTCAGCTTTAGCTATGGCTGGAAGTCCAGCATCAACTGTTGGAACTAAAACAGAAACTTGGAACGGAACTATTTGGGCTAATGATGCAAGTTTAAATACTGCTAGAGATCTTGGTGGAGGAGCTGGAGCAGATAATACAGCAGGTTTATTTTTTGGTGGAAGAAATCCACCAACAGTTTATGCAAACACAGAAGAATTTACTGCAGGAGCTGTTACAACTAAAACAATAAGCACAGATTAATTATGACAACGTACAAAGAAATAAAAGGAACACAAATTCAAGTTTTATCATCAGATCCATCGAATCTTCTTGATGGACAAGTTTGGTATAACTCAACAGATCAAGCTGTAAAAGCTTCAGTTTTTTCTGCTGATACTGTAACTAGTGGAGGAAACTATCCAGAAACACTTTATCAAGCAGGTAGTGCAGGAGTTAAAACAGCAGCCATAGGTTTTGGTGGTAGACCAGGTGCACCTCGTACTACAGGATCCTATAGTTATAATGGATCTAACTGGACGGCGACACCTTCTTTAAATACAGCAAGATCAATTTTTCAAAGTTCTTTTGGAATATCAACATCTGCAATAGGTGTTAATGGACAAGGACCACCATCTAGCTCACCTGTTTTTGTAGATAACGTGGAAGAATTTAATGGAAGTTCTTGGAGTGAAAAAAATTCAACGAATGAGACTAGAAGAATTATGGGTGGTATTGGTGCTACAGGAACATCAGGATTAGTAGCAGGTGGATATACAGCACCTGGTGCAACTTCTGTTAATGTTGAACAATGGAATGGCACAAATTGGACTGAAGTTAATAATTTAAATAATCCAGGTGGTTATCAAGGTGGAGTAGGAGATATAACTGCAGGATTAACTTTTGGAAATTCTGCTAAAGTAGAATCATGGAATGGAACTAATTGGACTGAATTAACTGATGCACCTGTAAACCTTGGTTTAGGTGGTGGAACTCCAACAGCCGTTATAGCTGTAGAAGCACCCGCAGGTCAAAATATATTAAAATATGATGGCAGCTCTTGGACAACAAGTCCTGTTACATTTTCTGTTGGTCATGGATCTGGAAGTTATGCAGGTAATCCTGGCACTGCTGCTGTAGTATTTACAGGTGCACCAAGTCCATCTTATACAAATTCTACTGAAGAGTTTGATGTAGCTGCATTTACAACTCGTACATTTACAGATAGTTAAGACTTGTAATATAATTTAGTTAGTATATATTACATTTAATTATAAAGGATAAAGCTATGAAAAAAGACGTCAAAGAAGTAATACAAGGTGAAGAACCACATTTAAATAATTTATTAACACCAGAAGATTTATCATCGTTTAAAGGTATGGTAGACGAGCTTCGTGATACATGGACCAAGAAACAAATGTTTCGAACAGAAACAGAAGCAAGGTTTTCTGTATTACAAGATAATAGATATCCAACTAAAGCTGCAAAGTATTGGCAGTGTGTTAGAGAACAATCATCATACTTAGATAACTTAATGACTTTGTCATTTGATTACAGAAGAAACGAGGCAAAGATAACTTGGTTAGAAAAGAAAATAGATAAAGAAGAAGATGAATACAAAAGAACTAAATATGAAATAGATTTAGACGAAGCTAGATTTGCAAAAGCATCTATGGAGAAAGTTGCAAAACATAGAATGAGAGAAATTAAGATGTGGTCTAAATTAAAAAAAGAATTTAACGATGGATCATTTAATGATAAAGATGTTAATGTTCACCAGTTAGAATCTTATGGGTTGCAGTATCACGAGAAAGCAAAAACATTAAATCAAAACTCAAGTGAAGCAGAGATATTTAATGTAATGGGTCAATTACAATCATTACAAAGAATTAGAAAGTCAGGAGAACTAGAACAAAGTTATCAAGAGAAAGAGCAAATTGAACAACATGGAAAACCCAAAGTTTGATTTTGTATTTTTAGGTCAATCTATTTTAAAGTATCAAGTGCCTTTAGATATATTTAATAGTATTAACTATATATACGAAACGAACTATCATAATCTTGCACCAGCAAATGGTCAACTAGTAGGTAAAATAGAAAAAGAACATTCTTTATTTTATAATGGTCAAGACCAAACAAAGATGAAAAATCATAATAAGTTACCAAGAGATGTAACAAATTATTTTATGGCAATGTTTAAACACTACCTAGCGTTTAATAAAATAAGAGATTATGATCTACACCTTAATTCTATTTGGGTTAATGAAATGAAACAGCACGAATATAATCCAGCTCATGTTCATAGAGGTATGTTGTTTACAGGTTTATCTAGTGTGATGATTTTAAAACTACCATCTACATATGGTAAAGAATACTCAGCAGGACACATACAACAGAATGGTAGACTACAGATATTAGGAGCATCTAATGGTCAGTTTGCAAAGATAGATTATCAACCACCTATGGACCTTAGAGATTTTTATATATTTCCATATGATATGAGACACTGCGTATATCCGTTTAATGGAACTGATGAGACTAGAAGAACTCTTGCTGCAAACTGTGATGTACAATTTGATCCTATAAAAAATAGAGGTGCTATCTAATGGACAAACAATATTACATAGATAATCATATAGGTATATTTAAAAACTTTATGCCTAATGAATTAATAGATGACTACACAAATTATTTTAACAAGTGTGAACAACAAGGTGCTGTTTATCCAAGACGAGAAGATGAGATGTTAGTATCTG